TGGATAAGACCAGCGGCGGCACGGCAGAGTTTTATTTTTGGTTTAGGCTTAACGGAACAGATGTGCCAGACAGTGCAAGCCAAATCAGGATTCAGGGTAATAACGGTGAAATTTTCTCGTCGCTGAATTATTTTTTCGACCTGAAGGCCAATGATTATGTTGAACTGATGTTTTCGGTGAGCGACCTCAGTGTTGAATTACTTTCTGTTGTCGCAACGCCACCAGTTCCAGCTATTCCGTCCATAATCCTGACAGTTTCAAATAATATCGGAGGTGTCCAATGACAGTTACAGTAAAAGTGTTAATCCCTGCAAAACAGGCAGAGAACAGCCAAACCACCCAATACACCGCCAGCAATGTCAAGGCGATTATTGACAAGTTCACGGTGACCAACACCAGCGCCAACAATGTGACTTTCAGTTGCAACTTGGTAACTACTGGCGGCACGGCAGGGGCATCGAACCTGATTATCGACACACGCACCATCGTGCCAGATGAGACTTACACCTGCCCTGAGCTGGTGGGTCAGACATTAGATGTTGGTGGTTTTATTTCCACAATCGCAGGGGCGGCAACATCCCTGACCATCCGAGCATCGGGCCGAGAGATTTCATAAGGAGAACAGCATGAAAGAGTTTATGGTTATCCCACGGGGCTTCAATGGCCTTCCGATGGAAGATGAGTTTTTAACCAATGCCCAAAACAAAAAGAATTATGCGGTTGCGGTGGCTGATTGGAACTATGGCCCTGAAATGCCCACCAATGAAGCTGGCGCAAATAAGGAGTTCTACGCAGGGCTGGCAGAGGCTATGCAGTGCGATGAAAAAGACGCAAGACGCAAGCATTGTTCAAACTGCGAGTATTACGACAACAGCTTTATGACCCAAGTTCGGATTGAACGCATCCCAATGGCGGCTTATGACAAGGGCGCAGGGTTCAGAGGTCACTGCGAAAAGCTGAACTTTATCTGCAACGATATGCGGGTTTGTCAGGCTTGGGAAGACGAAGAATATGAGGATTGACCTTTTGTCAATTTGTGCGAAAATTCAGTCGCTGAGTTCTGGCATCCAGCGGCCTGCCCTGTATAGGAGTTGTGCATGACCGATGGACTGCGAGAGAACCTGACCAAGGTTTTTATGCTTCCCCAACCAGCCGTTGAATGGTTGGTAATGGTCTATGACGCAATTCAAGTCTTTGATGACGTAGCAGACGGCGACACAGTAGCACGAGAAGACCTTAATGCGGCCATTTGGAACACTCTGGTGGGTATGCACCAGAACGCATTTTTTATTGGAAACAGCAACCATTTAACGCCCTTGCTGGCGACAATGATTCTCAAGTGGCAAGCCTCGGACACGGCAGAACGCAATAAACAAGCAGATGCTAAGTCGTTCATGTGGCGAGCTGGATATTACGATTTGATTTTGATGGCGGTCTCGCTGGTGCATGGGGCTGGTTTTGCTACCAAGCACGGTCATCATGTGATGGCTTTGTATGGCGAAACGCTAGAAGATTATTTAAAGGAGTTTGGCGATGCCTGATCCAATAACAGCCCTAGTAGTAGGTGGCAGTCAACTCATTGGCAGTTCACAGCAAGCAAAAGCTGCTGGACAGGCAGCTGATGTCCAATCGCAAGCGGCAGAGGCTGGAATTGCAGAACAGCGCAGGCAGTTTGATGCTTTACAAAGCCTTTTAAAGCCGTATGTTGATATTGGCGTACCAGCAATGACTGAATATGCAGGATATGCTGAAGCAGGACCAAAAGCGTTTGAGCAACAGCAGGCATTGGCTGGCGTACTTGGTCCTGAAAGACAAAGAGAAGCGATTGCCCAAATTGAAAGTGGTGGTGGTTTCCAAGCCTCTGTGCAAGCTGGCGAGGAGGCTTTATTGCAACGTGCATCAGCTACTGGTGGTTTGCGTGGTGGGAATATACAGGCCGCATTAAGTCAGTTTCGACCACAAATGTTGCAAGAGGAAATTGAGCGCCAGTATGGAAGACTTGGTGGTTTTTCAGATATTGGTCGTGAAACACAAGCCAATCTTTTGAAAATTGGACAAGCTGCTGCCGCTGGTGTTGGCGCACAAGGTGTTGAAACAGGTACAAATATTTCTAACTTATTGGCTCAACAAGGTGCAGCACAGGCTGGTGGAACACTAGGAAAAGCAAAGGCTTATGGCCAACTCTTCAACTTGCCTGCTCAGATGCTTGGTTTCCAATATGGTGCTGGCGGTAAAGCAGGTGTTGGATTTGGGTTTTAAGGGATAAAACATGGCAACCATAAACCCATTCATTCAACCCATTGACTATGCAACTGAAGTTCAAAGCCCGTTTGAGGCGGCTTTGGGCGGTTTTAAACTCGGTTCAGATGTTGCAACCATGCAAGTCACACAACAAAAGCGTGAGCTTGAACGTAAAGCATTAGAGAAGGCACAAGAAAAACAAACTGAATTAGAGAACCTTTTTAAAGACCCAAATGCAACAGCAGAAGACTATGCTCGGGTAACTGCATTTTTACCAAAAGATCAGGCTGAGGGTGTTCGCAAATCATTTGAAATGATGACTGGTGAGCAACAACAAACACGGCTTGCGCAATCAGGACAAATTTTTTCTGCTTTGAAGGCTGGTCAACCAGAGATTGCAAAAAACCTCTTAAAAGATCAAGCCGTTGCGTTGAGGAATTCTGGCCGTGAAAACGATGCAAAGGCCGCAGAAACATATTTGCAACTCATTGACCTGAATCCAAATGGTGCACAAACCACGATTGGATTGATGATGGCTCAGTTGCCTGGTGGCAAAGAGTACCTTGAAAATGTTGATAAGACACTCGGCACAATGAGGGCAGAAGCAAAAGCACCAAGTGAATTAATTGAAGCTAAAGCTAAAGCTGATAAAGCCGAGGCTGATGCTACAACTGCACAGGCCACAGCCTCCACCGCAAAGGAAAAAGCCGCCGCAGATGCCCTAAAAGCAACAGCAGATGCACAACAAGCGGCAGTTAAAGCTAAATATGCAGAGCGTGAAGCAGTTGATGCCATTGTTAAACGTGCCTCAGATTTAGGTTTGACAAAAGCACAGACAAATGAAGTCCTAGCAAGGACAAACAAACTTGGAGTCGAAACCAAAAAAGCGGTTTTAGAGTTGGAGAACTTTAAGAAAACTGGTGGTGCTGACCCAGCAAAAATCTTTGAACAAGAAGAAAAATTACGCAAAGAATTTCAAACTCGCACAAAAGTTTATGGTGAACTTGGCACAACTTTCTCCAACATCAATGCATCTGCAAAAGCTAAAACTGGGCCAGGCGATATTGCATTGATTACTGGGTTTATGAAGATGCTTGACCCTGGCTCTGTGGTGCGTGAGACAGAATTTGCGACAGCAAGAGATACTGCTGGTCTTTATGAAAGACTACTTAACACTTCGCAGAAATTGCAAAGTGGTCAATTATTCACATTAGATTCTAAACAGCGTCAAGAGTATGTTGATTTAGCACAGCAGTACCTTAAGGCTGCACAGAAAAAAGCCGATCAAGATAGAAAAGATTTGAATGCTGTTGTAACCAATTACAAACTCAATCCTGACAACGTATTTGGCCCAGAACCCGTTGGCGGTGGCAGGGGGGCAGTAAACCCACCAGCGGCTAATCAGCCCAATGTAACTGTGGATTATTGATATGCCATATTCAATAACGACAAAAGACGGAATCACTATCAACAACATCCCTGATGGTGTTCCTGCTGATTCGCCTGAACTAAAAGCAAGGGTGGCAGCAATTCGTGCTGGACAGCAACAAGCACCCACCGAAAGTGTATTAGAGGCGGCTGGCGCACCAGCACCAGAAGAACCGCCAAAGATGGGCTTTTTTGAGGGTATTGCTGAATCAGTAACTGGTCGTGCTCGTACTACACCAGAGACGCAAGCATTGCCTGAATGGACTGGAATGCCAGAACTCAATCAAATGAGTGTGGCAAGTTTTAAGTCTGCGCTTGGCAGTTTACTGTCCAACCCAAAAGAAACTGTGCAGATTTTGCAATCCAACTTTCCACAACTTGGTGTGCGGCAGGATGCAAAGGGCAATTACATCTTAAAGTCATCGGTTGACCAAAAAGAATATGTAATCCCGCCTGGCTTTTCTATGGGTGATATTCCCCGTGCTGTTGGTGGTTTGTTAGCTTTTACCCCAGCAGGCAGAGCAACCACACTTGCTGGTGCGGCTGGCACGGCTGGATTGACCCAAGCGGCAATCGAGGCCACACAAGCCGCAACTGGTGGAGAAATTAGCCCCACAGAAATAGCCGTAGCAACCGCCACAGGCCCAGCAGGGCAGATCATTCAGCGCGTCGCACCTCCGGTCGTCCAAGCGGTCAAGAAGGGCGTGCAGCGCGTCACTGGACGCGCACCAGCACCTGCGCCAGCAGCAGGCGCACCAGGCGCTCCAATGGGCACAGCAATGGCTCCAGAAGCGCCTCCAGCAGCACCAGTGGCCGCAACAATGCCAGAGGCAGCACCAACCGTCCCAGAGGCTCCAGCAGGCCCAAGCAAAACAGCCAGCCTGTTCGATGACTGGGTGCAAAAGAGCCGCGCTCAAGCGCCTGAGACAAAAGATGTGTTTAGCGCCATCAGTCGACGAGCGCAAGCAGCTCCTGACGTTGACTTTGAGCTGAGAATGGTGAAAACATCTGACGCAGTCCCAACTCAAGTCGGTGAGGACTATCTCAATGCATCATCGATGGAAACAGCAGAAAAGATTGCAAAATCAAAGTCCATTCAGGACATTGATCGCGTTGAGGACGTGCTTCCAATTCGACTGGATGAGAACATGCGAATCATTGACGGCAATCACCGTCATGCCGCAGCCGTTCTCAACAAAGATGAATACATCCAGGCGCTCGTTCCAGTTGGCAAAGGCACTGGAAAAGTCGTTAACTTGGAATCTATCAAGCAGGGCGCTTCAGTTGGTGCACCAAAAGCACCAGCAGCACCAGTGACAGCCGCAGCACCAGCAGTGGCTCCAGTCGTGGCAGAGATCACCGAGGAAGAAGTCGGCAATCTGGTCAAGAAGGCATCCGGCACAGGCTTCGGCTCGGCTGGCGCGCGCGACAGGCTGGCCGATCTTGCCCAAGTCAACGTGGCAGCCAAAGAAGCAGCCGACCGACTTGGCATCCAACTGCCTGCCGATGTGTTCAGCGACAACCCACAAGTAAGGGCGGCGGCTGGATTGACCCGTTCTGTTGCTGGCGGTGACCCAGAGGCCGCATGGCGTAATACAGTATCTCAAGCTGTTGACAAAGCAGATGATGCAATCAAGCAGTTTGATGCAACTTTTGTCGAGGGTGCTGTTGCGCCTGGTGTGGTATCGCAAAAAATTAAAGATACGCTGACCAAGACTCGTTCAGACCTTAACACTGCGGCAGGGAAAATATATAACTCAGTCGATGAAAAAGTGCCAAAGACAACTGTGGTTGATTTGCCAAAACTGCGTGAAACACTTGATGCGGTTAAAGCTGAAGTTGGCGATGCTGGAATGTCAGTAGCAGAACGTAATCTATCAAAGATGATTGAGGCTGGCAATGTGACCTATGGTCGATTGAAGCGCGAAAAACAGTTAATTGGCAACGCAATCAATAAGCTGGAATCGCCTTATGGCAGTATGGCTGAAGCTGATTTAAAGCGTCTGTATGCGGCTTTAGCTGACGATCAACTGACCAATGTTGGAAATGTTGGTGGCGAAACATTGCGGCAAGAACTACGAGCCGCTAATCTTTTGTACGCCAAAGAGAGAGCACTTGGCAAGCGTATAGTTAATGCGTTTGGTCAAGATATTGAAGGTAGTGTTGCCAACAAGATGCGAACAGCGATTACCAGTGCCGCCAAAGGTGATACTGGAGAATTTAACCGCCTTTTGAAAACTGTACCTGATGATTTGCGCAAAGAAACACTGGCGACAGCGTTGGCATCGGTCACCAGATCGGCAAGAGGTGCAGAAAAGGGTGGCTTTGGATTCTCTGAGTTTGCTGATCTATATCCCAAGCTAAGAGCCAACCCGCCTGTTTTTAAGACCATTGTGGATACGCTTGGCAAAGACTCGGCAGATGTACTTAGGGATTTATTTGAGGTCTCTAAGCGGGTCACAGAGGCACGGGCAAACGTACTTACAACAGGCAAAGCAAATCAAGCACTCTTACAAGGGATGCAAGCTGAAAGTCTGATTGGTAAGGTTATGGAAAGCACGCTTGCAAAAGGCGTGGTGACTGGGGCGGCGGCTACTGGTGGTCCTATTTTGGCTGGTGCGGCATCTGTCATTACAAGCGCATTGACTCAGGGTAACAAAGATGCTTTGAAGTCGGCAGGCAAATTGTTTGCTGATGAAAGTTTCCAAAGTCTTGCAATAGAAGCCGCAACCAAGGGCGAGAGTGCCGCAAGTCTACGCAGAGCCGCTTTATCGCCTGCATTTAGCAAATTTGCAGATGCAGTTGGTTTGCCAAAGAATGTTGATGCGAGAATCCAGTTTTTACAAAGTGCAATCCAAGCTGGTCAAGCCACACAGGAGAATAAATAAATGTCAGCACTATCAGTAGAACCACCATTCTCAGCATTTGCGGGTGCTGATGGACAGCCATTAGACGATGGGTACATCTGGATTGGCACTGTCAATCTGAACCCAATCACCAATCCGATTGTTGCCTATTGGGACGCAGCACTGACCATCACTGCTGTCCAACCTATCCGCACAAGTGGGGGCTATCCTGTGTATCAGGGAACACCAGCTCGGATATACGTCAACAACGATTACAGCATCCAAGTGCAGAATAAGAACGGCAGTTTGGTATATAGCGCACCGGCTGCAACTGGAAAAATGGCGTCTAATTTGATTTCTTATGCGCCTGGGCCAGATAGTCTTTTAACAGCTACAAATGTTCAAGACGCATTAGACCAGCTTTCTGACAATGAAAATGGGTCCGATTACGTTGGGTTCTTACAATCTGGCACAGATGCGGCGCAACAAACAGTTCAAGACAAACTTAGACAGTACATTAACATTCTTGATTTTGGTGCTGATCGCTCAGGAAATATTGCATTCGACAACACATCAGCACTTAATAATGCCATTGCCGCGGCCACCGCATCACAAAACAGAACAATCTACATACCATCCGGCATTTATTATTTTAATACATTGCCAGCCAACATAGCTGGTTCAGTCAGGATTTATGGTGACGATGTTTCATCAACCGTGCTGTTTAGAAATTTTACCGCAACCAATAATTACGATGGTTTGTTTAACGTGCGTGACGGAGTTGGCGCTTGTGTTTTTGAAAACTTGACATTGGCAGACACAGCGACGGCTAGTGGCGGCTGTCTTTTATCTTTTTACAAGGACGTTGCAGACAATACATTAGCCGGAGATTTTTCAAAAGTTGTAAATTGCAATTTCACAACATTTGGCACAAACACACATTTCGCAGCAATTTTTATTGATGGCGAAAAGAAAACCCCATTGTTGGGTATTAGAAATATTTTGATTAGCGGATGTTCGGTTTTTGGCGGAACAAATGCAAGTATTTATTGCCGAGTTGTTGCTGGTTTAGATGTCATTGGAACTGCAACATTTGCTGCGGGTGGCACAACAGGAATAATTCAAATTACTGGAACAGCATCAAAAAAATCAAGTAATTTAAATTTTGTTGGTTACACTTTTGAAGGTTTTAATTTAAGTCAATGTCAGTTGGTCAATATTTCCTCCCCTGCTTGTGGGGCAATTGCAAGTGATGCAACGGCTGAGAATTTAACATTTATTGGAACTGTAAACAGTATTGACAATAATATTGTTCGCAGACACGCAATTTCAACAAATGCAAATGCATTATTTTCCGGCGTTTATGTTAGGGATGGTGGGTTTGCAGCACCAAGCGGAACGGCAAATCTGTATGGCTTGTATCTGACAGCGGATGTGGGTGGTTTTACGCATTTGGATGCGGTAACTAGCAGCACAAGCATTGCAAATTTCCGCATGAGAAATTACAACAATGGCACGTATAACAACGTCATTGAAAGCACTAACGCTGGTGCGCCAAGATTTGTATCTTTGGCAACAACAGTAAATGCTGCAAACGCGCATTTGGATGGCAGTTACATTCTCTATTATTCGTCTTCATCGTCACGGTACAAAAAAGACATTGAAAGCGTTGATTCGCAATATTCCGATAATGTTTTTAAATTGCGACCTGTTTGGTATCGAAGCAAAACTGAAGTCGACCGTGCCGATTGGTCATGGTATGGATTGATTGCCGAGGAAGTTGCCGAAATTGATCCAAGGTTGGTGCATTGGAAATATGACGAATATGTTGAAGACAAAGATGGAACATCCAAACCAGCCGAAGATGCCAAGTTGATTCCTAATGGTGTTCAGTACGACCGTATTGCTGTGCTTTTATTAGATGTTATAAAAAAACAAGAACAGCGTATTGCAAAACTAGAAAATGCGATTGATGAATTGAAAAAAGAAGGTGGTACAAATGAACAAATTTAATTGGGATGAACTGCCGGAACCAGTAAAAGAAGCGTACCGAAAACAAATTAAAGAGAAGGAAAAATTATGTTAAAAAGTGTTTCTTCAATTACCAATGCAATCGGTGCTTTGAATTACAAAGGCACATGGGATGCCTTTGCAAACACACCTACGATTGTGTCGAGCGTTGGCACTAAAGGTGACTATTACGTTGTCTCTATTGCCGGCACAACAAACATCAACGGCATTTCAAACTGGGGTATCGGTGATTGGATTGTGTTTAACGGTGCAGTCTGGCAGCGTGTGGAGGGTGGAGCTGATCTAAACGGTGTCAACGTAACCTTTACAGGAACTGCATCTGGGCCGACTTATGAGACGAGCAATCTTGCATCTGGTTTAACGATTACAAACAACAGCATTACGGCAGATGGTACAGATGCAAATATAAACGTTCAACTTGTGGCAAAAGGAACGGGCCAAGTCATTGTCAATGCGGGCGCAGTCGGCACTCCGGCCATTGCCCCCACGGGCGACACCAACACAGGTATCTTTTTCCCTTCTGGTGACACTATTGGATTGTCTGTTGGTGGAGTTGAGGCCGCTAGACTTGTTTCTGGATTGCTGCAAATCTCTGCCAATTCGGCTGCGGCATCTGCGGTTCGTCTTTTTGAAGACACAGATAACGGCACAAACTATGTTGACATCATTGCCCCGTCTGCAATTACAAGCAATATAGCACTGACCATTCCAGACGCATCTGGAACCATCGACAGATTAAATCGTGCTGGTAATGTGTTGCAAGTGGTTCAAAACTCATCGGCTGTGTCGGGAAGTACAACGAGTACAAGTTTTGTTGATATTACAAATGCAGCCGTAACCATTACGCCATCAAGCACGGCTAATAAAATCTTGGTGTTGTGGACATCGTTTGGTTCAAATACACTTGTTGCAGCAACCAATGTTATTTATTATCACCAAGTGTTGCGAAGTGCAACAGTGTTGGCTGGAATGCAACAATCTGCGGCCTCTGCTGGTGGCGGATTACAAATCAGTGGAGCAATGACATTCAGTATTTTAGATGCCCCAAACACAACTTCTGCGGTAACTTACAAAATTCAACATCAAGTAAGCAATGCTTCTTCAACAGGAACCGCAAATAACGGCTTTTTAACACTCATGGAGATTGTTGGATGATTACAAAAATAAACGCTCTTCAATCGTTACGACCTGACGCGCAATGGTCAATATCAAACGATGTAATTATTTGGCACGACACAGAACAGGGTCAGCCAACTGACGCTGAGATAAAAGCAGAGCTAGCCAGACTGACCGCGCTAGAACCAGCCCGTATTGCGACAGAAAACAGAAGAGCCGCATACATTGCAGAAGCCGACCCATTGTTCTTCAAAGCACAACGGGGCGAAGCCACAATAGAAGAATGGCAAGCCAAAGTTGCTGAAATTAAATCACGTTATCCAAAGGAATAATTATGTCAACAAACTCACAAATTGCATTTGCCCCACTTGGCAAAACCGTTGTTATTCCTGCGGCGGCTAGTGCGCCCACAGGCGTTCAAGCACTGGTTGACGCACGTTTTGATGCACAAGGCACAGGGCAATATCGCATTATTAACTCCAGCTTAAACACCGTGTTTTTGGGTTATGGTCCAACTGCGGCAATCGCTACGGCTAATGCTGTTGCGCCTGTTGCTGGCACACCATCATCGGCCATCGTGCTAGTGCCTGGTGCTGTTGAAGTCTTGCGCTTTGGGCGTGCATCATTCTTCAGTGGCTTGGCATCTGCCGCCTCTACGGTTTACATTGTGCAGGGCGAGGGTATGTAATGGCCGAGGATACCGACACACGGCTGGCGGTACATGAGGCGGTTTGCGCTGAAAGATACGCCGCTATCGAAAAGTCGTTTGTCTCGGGTTCACAACGCATGACCCGCATTGAGTATTTGCTTTATGTGGTGATTGCGGCTGTGTTGCTGGGGCCAGGCTTTGCTGGTGAGTTGGTCAAAAAAATACTGGGGCTGTAAATTGACCCGATCAGCATTTGTCTGCTTGCCGCAGGACTTGTTAAGCAAATACAAGCTGGGTGTGAGCTGTACAAACAGGCAAAAGAATCTTTTGTTGAGATTAAGCAGACTGCTGATGAGGTTATCGCCATTGGCAAAGAGATGCATGGCTTTTGGGGTCAATTACTTGCGTTTTTCAGACCCAAGCCCCAAACGTCAAAGCCTGTGGCGAAAAAGAAGTCAACCTATGTCGCAGTTGACGAAACGCAAGTCAAAATCGACATTGTTAAAAATCTGACGGAGTTTTTCAGACTGCAAGAGCAGTTGGCGGCACACATCAGAGAAGAGGAAGAGAAAAGCCTGACAGTTTATGACCCAGATCAAAACTTAATGGAAGCGGCACTTAAGCGGGTCATGGCACAGCAGGAGATGGATAGATTGGTTGTGACAATTAGGGAGACGATGGTGTACCAATCGCCCAAAGAAATGGGCGCACTGTACTCAGAAGTCCACAAGATGCGTGATGTCATA